TCCCTGCGGCGCTTGCTTGACAATGAGCCGCCTGCACAACTGATCTGCCGGCAACGCGATTCCATTGAAGACGGCGGTGCCCACCGCGAAGGCATGCTTGCGCAGCTCCTGTTTGCCGCGCGGGATCTGGCGGAGCAGAACATTCTTGGCGCCGGATGGCCGGCTGTGGTGGATATGCCAGCGCCGGCAAGTTGGTGCCGTGAGTGTCAGATGACCGAGCGACTCGACCGGCTGCAGCACACGAATACTTGCCGGACCGGCCGCGTGCTGCGCATCGTCGATGAGCTTTGTTCGACTTTGGATTTCAAACCTGGTGGAAAGGAGGCCGCGACAGGTGAGAAGACCGATCGCGCGGGCGACGGGATTCGCCTGCGCGGTCTCACTGAGCGCGTGTGTCTGAAGTGCGGAGCGCACGGCGGTCATTGGATCATCGCTGAAGTGCCGGCGGCGACATTCGATGTTTCGCAGCTCGGACTCAACCAGTTGGTTGGCAACGCATGGAAGAGTGACAAGGTTACGATCTTCACGCATCGCTGCGAAGGCGGTGCGCAATGACGAAAGTTAGCGATGAGCGAGTGCAGCAGATCCCGCATGACAAGTTGCACGTGTCTCCTGAAGAGACTCGCAAGACAATCGACGAGCAGGCGCTCTCCGAGCTTGCGGCGTCCATTCGGATTCATGGAGTGCAGGAAGCGCTTATTGTGCGCCCCCAAGGTGTGACGGGCGGCAATGGCATCGGCTATGAGATTGTGGCTGGCCAGCGGCGCTGGCTGGCGTCGAAGATCGCCGGTAAAAGCACGGTTCCGTGCATTGTCCGCGACATGTCGGACGCGGATGCGGCTGAGCAGCGTATCAACAGCAACCTGCAGCGCGTGGATCTTCCTCCGCTCGAAGAGGCGTTGGCTTTCTCCGCGCTGTTGAATGCGCCAGGCGCAACGGTTGAGACGGTGGCGGCAAAGCTGGCGAAGTCGCCCAGCTACGTCGGCCGCCGGTTGAAGCTGCTCGATGCCATCGAGCCGGTGCGCGAGGCATTGAAGGCCGGCGCAATCGAAGTGGGCCACGCGCTGGAGCTGGCCAGGCTGGATGAGAAACAGCAGATCCGACATCTGTCTCGGCTCAACTGCGGGTACATTACGAGCGCCGCTGAGAACAATCGATTCGCGCGCGAGGACGACGAAGAGTTCGACGAAGACGATGACCTGGACGGTGCCGAGGATGTCTTCGATGAGGATGAGGATGGCGAGGCGCCGGAGCGTCCGGAGCCTGTTGGCGCGAAGCAATCGCAATGGAAGCCCACCGACGCCTCGGTCGCGGAGCTGCGCAGGGAGATCGCGCGGACCACGCTGAGAGTCCTGGCCGACGCGCCATTTCCGCTGGAAGACGAGCTGCCGCCGATGGCCTGCACGGAGTGCCCGAAGCGCAGCGGCAATGCGGCGTTGCTCTTCGACGACTGCGCCCAGGACACTTGCACGGACCGGGACTGCTTTGACGCGAAGGTCAAGGTCTGGATCAAGTACGAACTTAACGAGGCAGACAAGGAAAAGCGCAAGCTGCTCATGTTGTCAGATGGCTACTCCAGCGCTGCCGGTGTTATTCCGGACTATTGGGTCGTGGTGGTTCCTGAGCAGCGGCCAGTGAAGCCGTGCGAAAGCCAGGAAGAGGCGATTTACATTGATGGCCCTAGAGCGGGCCATCGCACGATGATTTGCCGCGATGCGAAATGCAAGACGCATAAGGGGCAGAGCATGTATTCGGGGCCCGCGTCTGATCCGGAGAAGGCGAAGGCTGATCGGAAAGAGACCCTGGAGAAATTGAAGAGGGAAAAGGAGTATCGCGCGAGGCTGTTCACCGTGATCGCGCGGGCGAAAACTCCGGAGCCTAAAGGCGCTGTCCTGATCGAGCTTGTGGAGTATGCAATCGGTCGGTCTGACGGAACGCTGAAGGGGAAAGCGGCTGAACTCCTGGGCTGGGACAAAGCGCTCTTTCAGGGATACGGTGATGTGGCAGACAAGCGGCTGCGGAATCACCTGTCGTCGTTGTCTGCCGGCGATGCGGTACGGGCCGCGCTGCTCTTCGCGGAGTCTTCGGAGTTGACGGTTCACGAGTACTTGGTGAACGCAAAGCCGGAGGGACTGGAGAAGCTTGCGCGGCTCTTTGACGTGGACGTGGATGCGGTCCGCGCCGGGTTTGTGGATGGGAAGCCGATGCCCAGCTCCCGCTTGACGCCGGCGAAGAAAGCTGCCGGACATAAGCCTGGCTGCGAGCTTGCGGCTGCAATCGAGAAGGCCGCTAAGAAGGGCCAGCACTCGCCGAAATTGATTCTCAGCGCCGAGGCGAAGAAGCGGATTGCGGATGCGCAGAAAAAGCGCTGGGCGAATCTGAAGAAATCGACGGCGAAGACCACTCCCAAAAAAGCTGCGAAGAAAGTTGTCGCGAAGGCTGCCAAGAAGGGCGGCGCGAAATGAAGGCGCTCGCCGATCGCAAGACGAAGCTGATCTTCGAGACCAGCGACCAGGTGCGCGAGCGCGGCGCGTACCGGCAGGTGGTTGTGGAGGCGCGGCCGAGTTACGCGGTGCTTCGCCTCAAGGGCCTGCGCACATCGTTCCAGCTCTGCTACGGCACGGCGTACCAGATGGCCGCGCGCTTCGAGGCGGAACGTAAGCGGGCTGAGATGAAGGGAAAGAAGCGGTCATGAGCCAGGTCGCGCCAGGCGTTTGCCGGTATTGCCATTGCACGGAGACGACGCCCTGCCGGGTGCCTCCGTATGGCAGCGACGATACCTGCGGCTGGCTGTCGGGGACGATGCAGACGGTGTGCTCGTCTCCGCGCTGCATCTGCGCCTGGGATCGCGATCAGAGGGCGGCGCGGCCGGTGGCCGAGAAAGAGGCGCGGCGATCGATGCGCAAACACGGCGACCGGTACGTAGGTTGGGCATACGGCGCGATCGTAGAGGATCTGCGCAAACGAAGCCGCAGAGGGCGGCGGAAAGGGTGAAGACAGTGAACAGTGAACAGTGGTCAGTGGCCAGTGGCCAGGGCGCGGGGATCAGTATGCCGCCGGCGATCGGCGTGTGCTGCGTGCAGGGTTGCGGCGGCGCGGCGACGGAGGACAGTGAAGTGGGGATCTTCTGCATGCGCTGCTGGGATGAGATTACGGCCTTGCGCGCGATGGCTGCCGCGGAGCGCGCAAAACATGAGGCACGCGAGCTGCGCAGGCTGTGCCGGCGGGAAGAGCGGCGCCTGGCGCGGGAGAGCACGGTGAAGCAGTTCCGGCGCGTGGGCCGGTTCGTCGGCAAGTGGCTGTGGGTTCCGGAGCTGGTCTTCGTGGGCGGCGTGCTGCTGTATCTGGGCGCGGTGTATGGGTATGCGCTGCTCGATTGGCTGGGGTGGTAGCGATGAGGTTCTTCGAGGATATGCGGCCGGAGATCTACATCCACGGCGCGAAGCTACGCCGGGATAAGAAGACCGGCAAACGGCTGTGGGGTCTGACGCTCATCAATACGCTGCTGCCTGAGCAGGTCATCAAGTGCGACGGCACAATCGAGGCCGCGTACATTTACATGCTCACATTGGAGAACTGCGCCGTTGAAGTGATGCTCGGGACGATTGTCGAGAGCTGCGTAATCGAGTTCTTCGCAAAGGTTGAAGACAAGAAATCGACGCTTCGCCTGGAAGGTGTGGACCTGGGCGGCTTTCGTTTAACGCGCGACGGCAAGGTTGCGGAGCGTTGGTTCCAGTTCGAGCTGGAGAACAGTGCAAGCCTGCACGCATTCATAAAGGAGTACGCGTACACGCGGCTGTGGGCTGAGTTCAAGCCGGCGGATTTGTTTACGCAGCCGGAAAAGAAGAGTTGAGTTTCGCGCCGTGAGTTGAGGGGCGAGCGGTGCGAAAAGGGTGCGGCGGTGATACCGTCCGGCTTCACAACCGGTTAGAGTTCCTCCCGCCGCACTAAAAACAGTGGTTAGTGAACAGTGGTCAGTCAGGAGCACGAGATGGCACGGACGCCGCCGGATTGGACCAGGACGGGGACTGTGGAAGGATACGCCGAGTATCTGCGCAAGCAGAGCGACGCGATCTGCGTCCTGGTCATCCGGCCGCACGATTCGGTGTTTGCCGTGGATGGGCGCTGCGCACCGGCGGAGGCTGAGCGGCTCGTGAAGGATTATCTGCCGCGCCTGGCCGAGAGAGTGGAGGCCGCGCGGAAAGAGAAGAAGCCGGCGGCCAGGTTAGAGCTGGGGCTGAATAGGGAGTGAGCGATGGAAGCGAAGGACAAAATTCCGATGCCTACGCTGGGTCAGTTTTGGCGCGCGCGCCAGGCGCTGGAGCGTCCCGCGGATCTGGCACGTCGCGAAGCGGAAGCCGCGCGGCAAGGAGTAAGGCAATGAACGAGCGGCCGATTCTCTTCAGCGCCCCGATGGTTCGCGGCCTGTTGAACGACAGCAAGACGAAGACGCGGCGCGTGATGAAGCGCCAGTGGCTCTGCGATAAGCCGGACGATTACACGATTGCAATGGCGCTTCGGCACTGTCCGTATGGCCTGCCAGGAGACCGTCTTTGGGTGAAGGAGACGTGGACTTCGTGCTGCTGGAATGAGCGTGATAAACGCATCGAGCGCGTGTGCTATGGCGCGGATGGCGCGTTCATAAACTGCGAGCCGGCGTCCGATTGGAATCGTCCGAAGGCTTCGCTGGGAAGCGGATGGGTAACGCCGCTCTTCATGCCGCGCTGGGCGAGCCGTCTCACGCTGGAATTGCTCGATGTGCGCGTGGAGAGGCTGCAAGAGATCAGCTTCGAGGATGTCCTGGCTGAGGGCATCGTTGGCAGCTCACACTGGCCGATGCATCCAGGGAGCGCGGCCATGCAGCGGTATGACGCGCTGGCGGCTGAACACACAACGCACATCGACGCCAGCACACCTCCGGATGTTCTTGAGGCCTCAATTGATCAGGGTTGGGATGACTACGTGCACTGCGCCTTCAGCGGTCTGTGGGATGCGATCAACGCGGACCGCGGCTACGGCTGGGATTTGAATCCATGGGTCTGGGTGTTGAATTTTCAGCGCGTCGTGGCGGTGGCTGCATGAAGAAGAAGGCCGCAGTTGTGGATATGAGCCGGAAGGCGGTCGCGGAGGTTGCGGAACGAATGCGCGCGTTCTGCTTTGTGCGCGAGAGCGCAAGCCGGGAACTTATCCGGAAGTGGGCGCGGGAGATCGAGGCGGCGTTAAACGGTGAGGCTGACTGATGGCGACGGCGGCGGTGCACAAAGCGAAGCGGGAGCGGCCGGCGGATGGCGGGATCGTGTGGTACGAGGAGTGGAATGCGTTCGAGTGCTATGGCTGCGGGGAGTTCACGGAGATCCGCGGCAGCAGCAAGCGCACGCCGGACAAGCTGGCGGAGATGCGGGAGTTCCTCATCATCGATCACACCGAGTGCTGGCAGTTCGACGATCCGAAGATGGCGGCCGATGCGCGGAAGTACCGGAGCGAAAAGAGGCGGCGCGAGAACCTGAAGGCGCGGGCCTCGGGCGCTCTGGATCGGCAGGCGGTGAGCTGGCGCGGGCGGTAAGGCAGTGGGCAATTGTCAGTGATCTGGGAAAGGCGGCGGGGGATGAAGTTTCTGTGGATGCGGTTCGTGAAGTGGATGCGGGAGTGGATCACGCTCCCGGCGCGGTGGCGGCAGTACAAACAGTTTCTCGATATGCAGGATGTTTGGGCTGAGGAGCATCGCAGGCTCGCGAGCGAGATGGGTTACCTGGGCTGCCATCACCTGGAGGCCGGGGTGAAGATTGCCCGGCGGTGCATGGGCGCGGAGGAAGCGTTGAGGCGCTTGGCCGCGAGTCTGGAAGGCGAGCACGACTGGAAGCGCGAGTACGAGCGCGAGGCGGCGTTCTCGCGGGCCGTGGGCAAGCAGCTTAGCGACGCGAAGGAGAAGCTGCGGGCGCTGGAAGACGGCATGACCGCATCAGGATTGTCGCCGGCGGAAGTGGAGCGGCTGGCGCTGCTGGCGATGGCCGCCGGCAAGCTGGCGGCCGAAGCCGCGAAGGTGGTTTTGTACGGGTGGGACTCGCCTTCGCCGTGTACGGGGCGTCCGGCTTACGTGGATATAGAGCGCGGGATCGGGCGCTTGCAGGCGGCGGCGGAGTTGATGGACGAGGCCGGCGACGTGCGCGGGGGCGATGTGCGCGCGTATGGAGCCAGGGCGAAGGAACGGATCTGCGAGCAAGTGACGCGGCAGTAGGGTAGCGGTCAGTAGTCAGTGGTCAGTGGTCAGTGAGGAAGCGATGACGTTGCGGCCGGAATTGAGTGTATTGAACGGGAAAAAGTGGACGGCCGGAGAGCGGCGCATCGTGCGCAAGTTCTACGTGGATATTCCAACGAGGGAAATCTGCGAGCACCTTGGCCGGTCACTCAGCTCCGTTTACTCCCAGGCTGCGAAGATGGGACTGCGCAAGAGTATTGAGTGTATCGCGGAGGAAGCACGGCAGCGGTGTTTGCAACCGGACCACGGCGGCCGGCCCACCCGGTTTCAGAAAGGCCTCGTCCCGCACAACAAGGGACTGCGGCGGCCAGGGTGGGCGCCCGGACGTATGCGCGAGACGCAATTTAGAAAGGGCCAGAAGCCGCACACGTGGAAGCCGCTTTACGCGACGCGGTTCAGCAAAGACGGCTACCTGCAGATGAAGATGTCGGACACCGGCTATCCGCCCCATGACTGGGTGGGCGTTCACATCTTGATTTGGGAAGACAAACACGGGCCGGTTCCACCAGGGTATGCCGTGGTTTTCAAGGACGGTGACAAGACGCGCATCCGGCTGCGCAATCTGGAATTGATTTCTCGTGCCGAGCTGATGCGGCGCAATTCGATCCATAACCGCTATCCGAAAGAGATGGTCGATACAATCATGCTGCTGGGTGCGGTCAAACGAAAGCTGAGGGAGAAGCGTGCCAAAGAACACAATGACTGATCTGCGCAACCATCTGTTCGAAGTGATGGAAGCACTGAAGGATGAAGATAAGCCGATGGATGTTGCGCGCGCTAAAGCGGTTGTGGATGTGGCGCAAGCGTTGATCGATTCTGCGAAGGTCGAAGTCGATTTCCTTGAAGCGATCGACTCGAGCGAGGCAACGGGCTTCTTCGATATGCAGCGTGTGGAAGCGCGGCGCAGTCTAGCGACGGGCGGAGACCCAGAGCCGCGACTGCGGCGGCTGGCAAGCTAGCAGGGAAAACCATTTAAACGTAGGCATCGCGAATGAGTTGAGGCGGTGCATGGGGAAGCGCTGTGTCCGAAGGGCAAGACAAATTGACGGGGCTGCGCGATGTGCGAAAGCCCTGTCATTTCTGGGTGGACAATGAGATTGCGGATTGTTACCAGCCTATCGTGGGCGCGGACGCGATCTGGGTGTACTGCCGCATTGCACGCAACGCGCACGGGGCCTGGATTGTCTCGCCGAAGGTGCGCGGCGGCGATACGCGGGTGAGCCTGCGCGAGATGGCGGATTGGTGCGGCAAGAGCGTGGACACTGTATCGCGCTGCCTGCAGGTGCTGGAACATGTGGGGCTGCTGCGGGCGGTGCGCGGCGCCAAAGCCAAGGGGCAATATGCGCTGGTGGATGTGAAGGACCTGGTCACGCGTGAGGGTGGTTTGTACGACCGTGAGATCGGAAGCTTCCAGTTGCCGGCGCAGCGCGTGGATGAGTTGAAGGAGCAGGTGAAGCTTTTGCGCACCAAGCTCGCGCGCAAAAGCAGTGAACAGTGGACAGTGAATAGTGGTCAGAAAGATGCCGCTGCAACTGTCGCTCAGAGCGACAGTTTGGAGAACGATCTTTTTGCTGTGCCCGCTGCCGGGTGCGACAGTTCTGTCGCTCGGAGCGACACATCTGTCGCACCCGGCGCGATTGCTTCTATTACTACAAAAAACAAGGAAGCAAAACTAGCTACCCCCCCCCAACCCCCGCTCGCCCACCCCAACGGGCAAAAAGCGCCCGCTGGGGACCCCGGAGCGGGGGCGTATGGCTTTGATGTGCTTGACGATCCACCGTTTACCGAAGAACAGCTCGCACACCTGGCGAGGCACGCCGACGATGCGAGCTGGACGGCGGAGTGGGAAGGCTACTACCGCGAAGTGAATCAAGCGGCTGCCCGCGAAGAAGCGAAGGCCGCGGAGGCTGAACGCGTGGAAGCGATGCGATTGGAGAGCCTGAAGACCGAGCTGGCCACGGTGCCGGCGGCGCAGGCCTGGGTGATGCGCCAGTGCGGGTTTGTGAAGAACCGGCGGCGGCGCGGTGTGGAACCGGTGATCGAAGCGGTGTTGGCGCAGGATCTGGCAACTGGCAAGCCGCTGTGGGAGACGGCGCCGAAGATGGCGGAGGCCTGGAAGAGTTACCAGAGCAACGGGGAGTTCCTCCGCGTGCAGTACGGGCCGGTGAAGTTTTTCGAGCTGGGCATCTGGCGCGATCCGCGCGGGTGGGCATGGAACGAAGAGAAGCTGGAGCGCCAGAGAGGCGCGAGAGTGGAGAGCGCACGATGAAAAAGGCAGCGATCAGAAAAGCGACGCGCAAGCAGTATGAGGATTGGTTCAAAGGCGAGATGATCTTGAGCCGGGCGATACTGCATGTTCAACAGCAATATGCCTTGTATCCCGGAGATTTTCCGTTGGGCGCCGAAGGCGACCCGCACACCTACCTGTCGAACGCGAGATGCGAGATCAGGCGCGAAAGACAGGCGGCAAGCCGATGACAGGGTTTGTGGTGATTGCGACGATGAGGCGCGGTGCGCTGAAAAGGCCGGAGCCGCTGGACGATGCGAATCAGTGGCGCGCGTTCAGCGCCTGGCGTCAGGATGAGAGCCGGGAGATTCGTGTGGAGTGGGAGTTGGACGCCTTGAACGACACGCGCGTGGTATGGGCGAAGAAGCCGGGGAAGAGGACGGCGCTGACCCACATTGATCGGATGATGGAGCTGGCCGGACGGAGGGGGATCTGATGGCGCAGCGAGAGACGGATGCAATGCTGCGGCAGCGGATCGGGGCGCGCGTGTTCTTTCTGCGCAGGCAGAGGCGCATGACTGCTCTCGCATTGGCCGAGCGGGCCGATCTGCACCGGAACACGATCTATCGCATTGAGGCTGGGCTGAGCCTGTGTTCGGTGGGCCAGATATGGCGCATAGCCGGGGCTCTTGGCGTGAAAATCGAGGATTTCATGCCTGATGCACCATCGTTGGTTCATTCCGCTATCGATAGAAGGAAAAGTGAGTAAGATTGTCGATGGAACGGGGAAGGTTCCGGACCCGGCGCCAGCAGGCCTGGCGAGCACGCCCGATATGCGAGCCGTAGCAAGGTAAGCCGATCTGCGTCTCAATCCCGAGACTGGAAACAGCCTGAGCGCAGGAGGGCTGGAAACATCTCCTCATCTGCCGCGTAACCGCGGATGCCAAAAACACAATCGGAACGGCGCAGGCTGAAAGGCTTGACCGTCAACTTGTTTTCAACCCACACACTTCTGGGGTGGAACGTGATCCGGCAGGTCACGGCACGCGAGGCCCTGGAAAAGGTCGCGCTTAAAAAATGGCGCGAGATCTGGTATGAGAACGGGGACCTGGCGGGCGTGCAGCCACTCAAAGCTGAACAACCCAAGACGCTGGGCGATGTGCTGACTGAGTGCTTGATCGGAGTAACGATCACGCTCAATGAAGTGCAGCGCAATGCCGGACTGTTTGGTCCCTCGCATACGATCGGCATGCCGGAGTGGAAGCGGCTCAAGCGGCACGCGCGATTCGACGAGAAACAAATACTGCCGCCGGAAGATGCCACCGAGCGGGCGATTGAAAAAGTCAGGCAATGGCCGTATCCGGCGTCGAGGATTGACGACGGAAGCGGCCTTCCTGTGTACGGAGACCGCGCCGTACGCTGCTATCCACATCCAGCCTGAAAGAGGTCGACGTGAGCCCATGGGTGCAAGTGGTCGTTACGGTTGCGTTCAGCGCATTAGTACAGCTTGTGATTGGCGTTGCAATTGTGGCGGCGATGAAACAGCAGGTCGCGGATTTAGTTGGGTGGGTTAAAGGCCTGGCCATGGATGTGAAGGATTTGCAAAAAGGCCGGACAGATCATGAGGGCCGAATTGCGCATGTCGAGGGAAGGCTCGGGATTCCGCGGGAATCCTAGAAGGGGGCGGGGATGTTGAATCCGTTCAAACTTTTGGCAATTTACAGCGACCTCAACAAGATGGAGGGCGTGGCAAAGGAGAAGGCAACAATGAAGGTGAAGGTTCCGCAGTTATCGGCGCTGTTTGTGAGTTTGTCGGCGACGATCGGATTGCCGACGATGGTGACAGGCTGGGTGCAGGCGCACTTTGCGATCTATCTAACAATTGTGGCGGCAGCGGTGGTGCTGCATGCGCTGATGCCTTCGGTATTTTCGGCTCCGAGCGCGGCGGATATGCAGGCGACGGGGCTGAACAAAGTCGGCTTGGTTCTGCTCATGATCGGACTGGGCGCATTGTGCGCGGGCCGTCTGCAGGCGCAGACAATGGTACCAATTCCGGGCACTCCGACTGTGACGGCGGCAACCTTCACTGGCGGTTCGGATGTGATCGCGCTGCACTACGCCGGGACCTGGGGCACGGGCAATTTGACGACAGAGAGTTTTGATCTGATGGATTTCGGCAAGACGAAGAGCGAGCATCTTTTCCTTGAGGGTAAAGAACTGATCGGCGCGCAGTCGGGGATCAACGCATATACCGGTGGCGTGAAGTTTCAGCCGGATCTGAGCAAGTTGCTCGCGAAGACCAACGTCTCGCCAAACAGCTTCGGCCTTTATTTCAGCGGATCCGGTGGTGTGGGAACGCTGAATGCGGGAGGTTCGCATCTAGCCTACATGGTTGGCGGCGGAATTGAATACCGGGCAAACTCGACGCTTAACTGGAATCCGCTGCAGGTGCAATTTGTGCGAATCGGGAATCAGAATGCCGCGGTAATCTCGACGGGGCTGTCGTTTTTGTTCGGGCAGAAGTAACAAGGGTTTATCGAGATTCCATAAACAAAGAGAGGGATCGCAGTTCGGAAGAGAAAGATCGGGAGGATTCCCGTCCGGGAGATCGTCGAGACTCGGATGCAGTACCAAGGACAAGCGACGAACCGGTCAATCTCGCAGTTTCCGAGATCCCAGTATCAGCAACAACGGCGGAGCTGAGTAGCGAAATGCGAAAGGCTCCGCCGCGTGGGTTTGAGGGTGTGCAATGAACTGGACGTACTCGCAATCATCGGGCAAGGTGATGGCTGCTATGCAGGCGGAATTTCGATGATCTTAGCGAAAACCTTTGGAGGGGATTTACGCACTCGATTCCCGGTTCGTCGATTTATTCGGCGCTGCTTTTTTGCGGTTTCTTCCGCTGGCGCGGCGACTTTTGTTTTGCGGATGGCCGATATGCGAGCACAGAATCGATGATCTTATCAAAAACCTTTGAAGTCGGCGGTGATGGCTTTTCAAATGCTTCACCGCAAGCCTCGCGCAAGCGATGGAGCATGAACCATGCCGATTTCTGCTGTATGCCGATTTCCTTGGCGATCTGCATGGAAGAGAGGCTCTCGCGGCCGGTGGCCAGCAGGGAGATGGCGTAGAGCCATTTGTGAAGCGGGATGTGCGATCGCTCGAAGATGGTGCCGGTACGGATGGTGAAATCGAGCTGGCAGCGATTGCAGCGATAGAAGCCAGCCTTGCGGGGTGTGATGCGGTCGGCGCTGGCGCAGGTATGGCAGGTCGCGCCTTCAGGCCAGAGGCGCGACTCCAGGTAGAGCCGCGCCGGCTCCTCAGCGGGGAACACTTCAAACAATTTGAAATGGGGGATGGTATTTTTTACGCACAAATCATGCTCCTTGCAGTGCAGCCGCAACCATCGCGGCGGAGATTAAAGGGTTCCACGCTTGAGCAGTGAACGCAAGCGCTGGGATGCTCCAATCGATATTCCGAATTTCTGGGCGACCCAACCATGTGGAAGATCGCTCATCAAGAGGGCTTTGATCGCGGGCTCAGAGTACCATCCGTTGGGCCGTTGCCGGGGGCCGAAAAATGCAGTGTGCGCGATGCTCACATCGGATTGCGCTACACTGTGCCGGCGGGAGAACGCCGCGCCAGAGAGAGCGCAGAGATCTGTGAGCCGATCGATCCACCATTGCTCATTCGCCAGGTACAGGTTGCAGCCGAGAGCGGCGCGTACGCGCTTGAGGCAGCTCCGGCTGGCGGGCAGATTGTATATGCTGCCATCGCGCGCAAACTTATTCTTTTCCCAGTAGGCATAGAGGGCTTTCGTGGGGATCAAGCGCGGCCCTCCGCACCCTTTTCCTCGCTGGGCATCGCCCGCGATTACGGGCCATCCAAAGAAAAGATCGAATCCATGTGAGGTTTGGCGCACTTCGCGCACGTCCCACGGAAAACCATCGCTATCCTCGATTTGCCCGATGATGATTGCTTTACGTGCCATCGCCTATCCTTCGATGATCCGTAGAACACGCGCTTCGCGGATGAGAATGGCACCATCTTCGGGGAGGCCACCATTGCGGGCTGCATCACCTTCGAGCCCTTCGATCAAAAGGAAAGAGGAGGAATCTGGCCAGTAGGATTTGCAGGCGCGAATGCCTTCAGCGATCTTCTCCTCAGAATCATCGGCGATTTCAAAGCAGCATGTGCCATCAAGCTCAGTGAGTTCATCCACCCAATCGCAGGAAATCGGATCATGAAAACTGTTCGGCATGATCTGCCCAATCTCTTCCGTTTCAGTTGCCGTGCGGATGCCGTATTTCATTGCCTGATCCCCCTCGGATGTTTCTAAGGTATTTGATTCCCGCACGTTTGTCAAGAAAAAAATTAAGGAAACGTGGAATTTGATGACAATGCGACTGGCGAAGTGGCGGCGATGCAGTTTGCCGGCGGCCTCTCGATTGAGCGCGTGGCCGCATTGTGGGAGCGGGATACGGATTGGGTTGAGGCGGCGATTCGGCGCGCATTGCTTGAATCGATTCCGAGGCGCGATGGTGGAACAAAGCTATCGCGGAGTGAGGCGCGCCAGGCGCAGAAGCTGGAGATCACGGCTGAGCGCGTGCCGCAGGCCGGGCTGGATTTTGGAGAGGCTCGGCTAGTTGAGGGTGCGAATCCCTCTAAAGGATTTCAGTATGAGGGGAAGGCTGACTCCCAGGCAGGCGATCTTTGCGGCTGAGTACCTGATCGATGGCAATGCTACGCGAGCGGCGATTTCCGCTGGCTTTGGAGTGGCAAGCGCGCACACTCAAGGCGCCCGGCTGCTTAAAAATGTAAAGGTTGCGGCGGCAATTGCGGATGGGCGGGCGCGCCAGGCGCAGAAGCTGGAGATCACGGCGGAGCGCGTGCTGCAGGAGCTGGCTAAGCTGGCATTTTACGATGTGGGCGCGATCTTCGATGCGAATGGAAATCTGCTGCCATTGAATCGCCTGGATGAGGCGGAGCGGGCGGCGATCGCGGGGCTGGAGACGGAAACGCGCGATGTGCCGGGGGCTGGCCCCTCACGGTGCGTGATACGCAAAATCAAGCTGGCGGACAAGGGCCAGAACCTCGAACGCTTGGGCAAGCATCTGCACTTATTCGGAGATTCGGCGTTTAGCGCGGCGGTGGAAACGGGCGCGAATGGATTGCCGGCCGACTCGACGATCAAAATTGTACTTGTGCGTCCGGAATGAACATCGAGATCCCAGAGAAGGCTGCATTTCTGTTTGAGCCGGCACGGTTCAAGGTGTTGTGGGGCGGACGGGCGGGGATCAAGAGCTGGAGCTGCGCGCGGGCACTGTTGGCGCTGGCCAGGGCGCGCAAGCTGCGCATTGGTTGCGCGCGCGAGACGATGAAGTCGATCGAGGATAGCGTCCATCAGCTTTTGCAGGATCAGCTTCTTGCGATGGGGATGGGAGACTTCTTTTTCGCGCAGAAGAAGGTGATTCGCGGGCTGAACGGCTCGACGTTTTCGTACCACGGTCTGCGAGACCGCAGCGTGCATAACATCAAGTCGCTGGAGAGCGTCGACATCCTCTGGATTGAGGAAGCGCAGAACGTCAGCAAGAAGTCCTGGAACATCGTAATTCCCACGATTCGCAAGCCGGGGTCGGAGATCTGGGCGAGCTTCAATCCGGAATTGGAGACGGACGAAACCTACCAGCGCTTTGTAGTGCATCCTCCGGAGGGTGCGGTAGTGATCAAGACGAGCTACCGTGACAATCCGTATCTCTCGAAGGAGATCAAGCAGGACATGGCGGATCTGAAGGAGAAAGACCCGCTTGAGTTCGAGCACGTCTACGAGGGCGTCTGCCGCCCGGCTGTGACGGGCGCGATCTATAAGGATCAATTGATCGCGGCGGAGAAGGAATCGCGCATTACGCGGGTGCCCTACGACGCCTCGCGGCCGGTGGACACTTTCTGGGACTTGGGTTTTGGTGACAACACATCGGTCTGGTTTGCGCAGAGCATCGGGTTCGAGTTCCGGCTGATCGATTTCGTGAGCGACTCGCTGAAGGATGTGAGTTTTTATCTGAAGGAGATAGGCAAGCGGCCATATCGCTACGGAACGGCCTATCTTCCACATGATGCGCGGGCGAAGACGCTGGCGGCCGGTGGGCGGAGTGTGCAGCAGTTGGTGGAGGCGGGCGGCTACAAGGTGCGCATCGTGCCGATGCTGAGCGTGGTGGATGGCATCGCGGCGGCACGCACGATCTTTAACCGCTGCTGGTTTGACGGGGAGAAGTGCGCTGAGGGCATCCAGGCGCTGAAGCACTACCGGTATGCGAGCGATGAGCAAATGGGCGATTCAAACCACCAAGTGTTCAAGCGTGAACCTCTTCATGATTGGGCATCGCATCCGGCTGACGCGTTCCGAATGTTCGCAGTGACGATCCGCGAGCCGGAGCGAGAAAAGGCGCGCGTAGAAGCGCAAACGCCGCCCGTAAGGGTGGGAGTCTGGAGTTGAGCATGGCAAAGCTGAAAGCTGCAATACGTAACAGGCTGCCCGGCAGTGAGTTCGGATTGCCGGGTTCGCGGAAGTATCCGATGGAAGACAAGAGCCATGCTGCTCGCGCAAAAGGCCGCGCGGCCGAGATGGTGGAGAAGGGCAAGCTGTCAAACTCGGCCGCGGCGCGGATTAGAGCGAAGGCTAACCGGATTTTGGGAGAGTAACACGATGAATCAATCAGAAGCAATGGACTTGAACGCGAAGACGCGCGAGAAGAAGAAGGAATTCCAACTGCACCACATCGAGATCCACCCGGAGCGGGATGCGCGCGGCAATACCGTGAAGGGTGGCGGTCACACGGTGCACACGATCTATCGCGAAAAGGGCGAGGAGTATGGCCGCAGCCGCGAGGCGGAAAAGCCCTTCAGCGCGGGCGAGCATGAGGAGATGCTGGCGCACGTGGCCAACGAGCTGAAGCTGCCCGAGCCTGGTGCAGGCGACGTGGACGCTGACGACAAGGACAGCGCTGCAGGGGCGGCGAACTGATGGCCTGGACGCCTCCAATGATTCACGCACTGCTGCTGCGCACGCCGGCGCCGCCAGTCGCGGTTCCGGTGCGTGTGCCGATGGCGAACCGGCCTGCGCGCAGTCCTTCTCCGCGGGGCATGAGCGCCGATACGACCAGCGGCTACAAGGGGACGAAATGAACGCAGACGATAAGCGCCATCTTGAGAACGAGCTGACGGTGATGGGCCTGCCTGGGCTCGACGATCCGGCGCTCGTGCAGGTGCTGGCCGACGTTGTGAATGGCTACCCGATTCCAGCGGAGCGTGCGGACTTCTTCTGCGAGATGCTGAACGAGTGCGAGGGAGCACGGCGGCGCGAGATGTACGAAGCGATGCGGCCGCGGCTTTCGTTCGATGTTCCATCGCTCGATGCGTGCGAGGCGCGGATCGCGGCCAGGGCGGAGCGCATGATCCGGCACAAGGGAGTACCGGAGCTGGTAAACGGCGATGCCGCGCCGGAGCGGACCATTGAGGTTGAGTGCGAGGGATGCGGAAAGAAAGAGCAGTTTACCGATGTGACCACGGCGAGCGCGATGCTCTTGGCGAGGAAAGCTGGATGGGGGCGCGGACCGCACAGGTGGAAAGAATACTGTGCTAAATGCCGGCTGGAAACCATGTTACCGCGGAACGTGGGGGCTGCGCTGACGAGGAGATGTCGCGATGGCGTGGCGTGAAGTTTTGGAGTTGACGTCTGGGCCAGTCACTCGCGAGCAGATACAGGCGCAATATAGATCCCTTGCGAAAAGCAGGCATCCAGATTGCGGGGGTAGCACGGAGGCTATGGCTGCCCTTAACGCGGCGCGTGCGGAGGCGTTGCGCGAAGTGAGCCGTAACATTGGGGCGCAACGATTGCCTTTGCGCGTCGACTATCAAGAGGCCTGGATTCGGTACCGGGCAGAACAGAAGGCCCAGGCAACACAGCAGGCCATGAATCAGCAACGGGCTTGGAACCTAAAGCAGGCTGCGGGGGGAAATTGTGCCTGAGAAGAGCGAGAATGGTCAGCCTAACTCGGCCGCGGATGAAGCGCTGCTGAAGGAGCTGCGGGAGGACTTTGCCTATGCGAAGGCCTACTGGGCGGAAAACTACGAAGAGGCGGAGAAGGACATCGATTGTGTGCTCTGTATCCCGCCCGAGGATTTCCGCAACGACCGCGCGGGGCGGCCGTGCCTGTGGCCGGACGAGGTTTCGCAGTACGTCAACCAGACCAACAACAATCTGCGACAGACGAAGAGGGCTATCAAGGTATCGCCGCGCAGCGAGGATGCGAAGGATGAGGATGCCGAACATCGGCAGGCTTACATCCAGGGCATTGAGTATGCCTCGAAGGCGCAGTCGATCTATGCAACAGCCTTTGAGAGCTGCGTGGAGTGCGGTTTTGGCTACTGGCGTGTGCATCTGGTAGTGACAGGGCCGAACGGCGAGCAGGAGCCGAGGATTCGCCGCATTCCGAACTGGGCCACGGTGCTGCCGGATCCGGATGCGCGGGAGTCGGATTTCTCTGATTCGAATTTGTATTTTGTGACTGACTCGATGAGGCAGACGACCTTTGCGCAGCGCTATCCTGAGGCCAAGAAACGGAGCTTTGATGGCGCGGACATTGAAAAGGCCCCCGGATGGCTGGAGGGAGACCACATCACGGTAGCTGAGTGGTGGAAGCGCGAAGAGAAGACAGACGGTGACGGCGTGAAGCACTACGAAGTGACGCAGCGCATCACTAACGGGCTGGAGATTCTGGAGACGAACAAGTGGATCGGGAGCTGGATCCCGATCATCGGATGCTTTGGCCTGGAAAAGTACAAACGGGCTGGGGGAACATCGAAGCGGATCTTTCTCAGCCTGGTGCGACGCGCACGCGGATCGCAACAAATGCTGGCCTACATTGCTTCGCAGGAGGCTGAGGAATTCGGCATGGCCCCGCGAGCGCCATTGCAGGGCTATAAGGGGCAGTTTGACTCCACACTGCACAAGCACCTGAACAAGATTCCGCAGGCTTATGTGGAGTTTATGATTCCCGCGGACTGGGAGCCGCAATGGGGACCGCCACCACTGCCGACCCGGCCGCAGTTTGTGCCGAACGCGCAGGCCTACGAGATCGCCTTCGAGCGCTGGCGGCGTTCGATTCAGGCATCCATGGGCGTAATGCCGCTGCCGACGGTTGCGCAGAACCAGAACCAGAAGTCGGGGATTGCGCTGACCAAGATCCAGAGCCAGGAATCCATTGGCAGCTTTCACTTCACAGACAACTTTGTGCGGGCGCTCACGAATACGGGCATCCAACTGAACGAACTGATTACTGAGCTGGCGAAGCTCGATTCCCTGCCCGCCCAGGTGTTGGGCATCGATCAGAAGGGCCAGGATAAGGCAATCCATGTTGCGCCCCGAGTTGCGCCTGAAGCGCAACAGGGGTCCGGAGCTAGTGTCTCCTCTGTTCCCGATGGCGAGGGAGTGGGGGCAACCGCCGACTCGCAGCATTTGCCGGAAGCGGATCTCTTCTTTGCGCACCGTGGCGAGTTTGAGGTAGCGATTTCAGACGGTCCCAGCGATCTATCGCAGCGGGACGAAGTATCTGAATTTGTGGATACGCTACTGCAGACGCTACCCGCGCTGGGGCTGCCTCCGCAATTGATGCAGCAGATTATCGCGATCGCGATTCGCCTGAAGAACGTGGGCACGTATGGGGATGAGATTGCCGATCTGCTGGCGCCGCCGAACGCGCAAGAGATTCCGCCGCAGGCGCGGGCGATGGTAATGCAGGCGCAGGGCCAATTGCAACAGGCCGTGGCTGAGATCCAGCAGCTCAAGCTGGAGAAGATGGGCAAGGTGATGGAGACCCAGGGCAAGATGGCCCTGGCCGACAAGGAGCAGGAAACCAAGATGCTCGTTGCCGAGATCACCACGAAGGCGCAGAGCCTGAGCGAGCGCATGTCGGCTTTCGAAGACATGATGGCGCAGTGGCATAAGCAGGCGCACGAGTTGGCGATGCAGGGGCAGCAACAGCAGGCGGCTCAGCAGGCGCAACAGCAGGCACAACTGGCTCAGCAATCGGCTCCGGCGCAGCAGGTGCAGCCGGGAGCAGACTCCACGCAGGTTTCACAGTAAGTAAATTTCGCTGGCCCGGCGCAAGGGCAATTCGCAGGCCTGGCGTACGGGCAAAAAGGAACACATCATGGCAGAAGAGACGGTAGTAGCGGAATCGTCCGCCGCAGCAACAGCAGAACCCAAGTTTACGCAGTATGACGGCTGGGACGAAGAGGGGACCCCGGTCGTGAGCAAAAAAGCAGAAACTCCCAAGCCGGAAAAGGCGGAGGCGGCGGCCGCTGACACGTCGAAAGAGACGAAATCCGAAGACGCGGCCGACTCGGCGGCCAAGAACAAGCAGGAGACACATCGCAAGCCTGGCGCGGAAGCCCGCATCCGGGAGCTAACTGCGCGCGCCAAGCAACTGGAGATGGAGCTGGAAGAGGCTCGGAAGCTGAAAGAGACGAAAGCGGACTCGTCGCCCGCACGGAAGACCGAGGCCAAACCAGTAGATCCGCCGCCAACGCGACCGAAGCCTACCCACGCAGACAAGGACGCAGAGGGAAAGCCCAAGTATGGATCGTATGAGGACTTTGTCGAAGACTTGGCTGACTGGAAGGCAGAGCAACGGCTGGCAGCACAGGCGCGCGAACAGCAGGTGACCCAGCAGCGGCAGGCGCTCGGCAAGCAGCTTGAGGAGGCGCGGGGACGTTACACGGATTTCGATTCGGTAACGAATCCGCTTATCCAGGAGATGTCGAAGCCGGGCATCTCGCGCGAAGTGCTTGCGGTGATCAACGATTCGCCTGTGTTGGCGGACCTTCTTTACACCATTGGCGGCACAGAGGCCAGCAAGGCTGATTTTCTGGAGGCCTGCCGTACCAACCCTGGAAAGGCGTTGCGCGTCGCCCTGCTGGTCGAGCAGGAGGTCGTGAAGGAGCTTGGCACGGCGAAGGCGGCGACAAAGAAGGCCGGCGATGGCGAAGCGGAGGCAACTCCTGCAGCTCTTAAACCCCGTGCGCCGAAACCTCCCGCGGAAGTGGGAGGACGAGGAGCGCCTGGAGAGGACGTTCTGATTTCGGCCGCAAAATCGGGCGATTTCCGCAGTTTTGAGGCGGAACAAACCCGGCGTGCACTGGCCTCACGAAGATAAGGCCAAGGGAGTAAGCAGTGCCGAATAATTTTGCAACGACGAATTGGATCTCGATGAAGATCCTGTGGTTCTTGAAGAATTCCTGCGAGATCGCTTCGATGTTCAACAGCGATTGGGAGTCGGAGTTCGGCAAGAGCTTTGCGGTGGGGTCTTCGGTCCAGATCAAGATGCCGCAGAGCTGGCTGGTAACGAGCGGCCTGGCTTATCAGGAGCAGGGAATGTCGCGCCAGGTGACCACGGTCAACCTCGATACGACCCGCGGCATTCACTTTGGATGGGATTCCTACGAGCGCCTGGTGAAGATGGAACGCAGCGAGAAGGAGCTCGAAGAATCGTATCTCCGGCCCGCAGGGGCACAACTGTCGCAGCAGGTGGATTCGGATGCAGCCGCCTGGGCCGCGAACTGGACCAACAATGTGGTAGGCACGCTGGGTACGGATTCGACGACCATCGATTTCGCGCTGGCGGCCGAACAGGTGTTGTTCGCGCTCGCCTGCCCGCAGGAAGGCGAAAAGCATCTCTGCCTGAGCTCGAGTCTGAATCGGAGCTACGTGAAGAACAATGTCACGCAGTTCAATCCGGCTCCGGAGATCAGCAGGATGTTCCGCAAGGGCGTGATTGGCACGGCCGGCGGATGGGAGTGGTATCGCTCGAACTCGCTGGTGGCGCATACCTGCGGCACCGCGCCGACGGGTGGCGTGACGGTGGTGGGCGCAGGCCAATCTGGCGCGGCGCTGACGGTAATCGGCACAAACGGCCAGACGATCAACCCTGGCGACAAGTTCAGCATCGCGGCAGTGAATGCAGTGAACCCGCGGACTCGCGTCAAGTCTCCTCTGGGGCTGAAGCAGTTTGTCTACGCCGGCGGCGCTCCCTGGGTGCTGACGGGCGGAAACGACAATATCCCGATTTCGCCGGCGATCTTTGGGCCAGGCTCGCCGTACCAGAATGTGGATGCTCTGCCCGCGAATGCGGCAGCCTTCACTTTTTTCCCTGGCACTACGACACCCTCAGGCCTGACCGGAACGATCAGCCTGGGGCTCTCGAAGTATGCGTTCGCCAAGGCGTTCGGCAAGTTCGAGAACCCGGAGAGCGTGGAGCGTGCAGAGATGGCGGTAGATCCTGAGACGGGCGCTTCGATCGCGTTTGTACGCGCCTGGGATCAGTTTAACCGCAAGATGACCAACCGCTTTGACATCTGCTACGGATTCGGGAATTTGTATCCCGATAACGGAGCAGTTGCAGTGGCAGGAGCTTAATCAAACCCATCTGTGACGGGCGCTTGGAGGATGAATTCCCAGGCGCCCTCACGGATCACGGTAACGGGAGAGTAAGGACCATGGAAACCTTGAAGAGATTTTCGCTGTTTCTCCTGGTTTGCGCCTTTGCCACGGCATTGCACGCGCAGACCATGCTGACCACTACCACGCTCACTTCGGCTGTTGGCAACACCGTTTCATCGGCGTTGACGACAGGCAACCTGGGCATGGTTGTGGTTGCCTCCGCCACCGGCATAAGCGCGCCGACGGCCAACAGTGGCAATGTGGCGGGATTGGCCACGTCCGGCGGATCCACTTATCTTTACGTCGATCGAGAGCTGATGCAGGTGGAGTCTGTGAGCGGCACCACGATCACAGTTATTCGCGGGGTAGGTTCGACCGCCGCTGCATCGCACGCTTCCGGAGCGCTGGTGTTTGTTGTTCCCGCTGCAGCCGCGGCCAATTGGGGGGTGCCCTTCGGCACCACGGACTGGGGACCGCAGGGAAGCTGCACGCGGGCGAATGAATTGTATTTGCCACGTATCGCTTTCACTTCGGGCAATATCTCCGATTGCCAGGGAGGCCAGTGGATGCAGGGCGATTCGGCCCAGACGACGCGGCCCGTATGGTACCGCGCTTACAGCCCGTCGCCAGGCGCGCAGGCCTCCAGTGCTGTGTTTGGCACCAACTCGACGCTCGTCCAGTACTCGACGTATTGCACCGAGATCGATGTGGGGTCGAGCAAGCTGCTGACTGGGCTGGCCCCGCACGTGGGAACAACCGGCGGCACAGACAAGTGGGTCGTCGGCCTCTATGACAATGGCGGCAACCTGCTGGTGGGTTCGGCGGCAGCTGGTGTGACGGTTGGATCCGCTTACGCGTGGCAGGCAACGGCTTTTACGGCGCCCTATTATGCGGTTGGACCGGCTCAGTATTACGGCTGCTTTACCACCAACGGGACAACGGCAACCGCTGATTTGGTCACAACTTCCAAGGGTGACTACGTGCTGACCCAGTCCAAGACCGGGACAGGTTTCGCACTTCCCGCATCCATTACGGTTCCGACCGGATTCACGAACGTCTCCGGCGCTTATCTGTACGCCTACTAACTCTGAGCAGTGGTCAGTTGTCAGTGATCAGTGATTAGTCAACCTGGGCGGCTCATCGAGCCGCCCAGCACGTATTACGGAGCGTGAGCTATGCCAACAACGATTGACGAAGAGAAGTTTGCGAGCCAGGAGACCCTGGATATGAGCAAGCCTCAGGGAACAGCCCAGGGATTGCCGGTGAAGCAGATCCCGCATCAAGAGTACCCGCGGTGCGTCTACAAGCATCCCGTGGAACCCTACTGCGAGGTGCTGCACCGCAACACTCGGCATGAGGTTGTGGATCGCGAGCTGGTGGCGACGGAACACCTGGTACACGTCTGCCAGCACGAACAGGAGTTCAAGAAGAAGCTGAGCGAGGGATGGGTTGCGGAGCCGTATATTCCAGTGGCTCCTCCCGATCCGACCGAGGCTCTTTACCGCAGAGAGGGAAAGGGCGGCAAGTAGATGGCTGTCGTCTTCAGCGGCTCGAGTGTGTCCGTTCTGGCCGCCGATTTGATTCAGTCGGCGGGCTATGAGATTGGCGCGTTTGCACCGGGCGAACTGGTGGAGGCGGACGAGGCCTTGTGGGCTCTCGAAGTGCTGCAGCGGATCATTGACCAGTGGAATGCGAAGCGGGCGATGATTTTCTCGATTGGATTCGCCACCTATAACCTGGTGGCGAATCTCGCCCCGCATACGATTGGGCCCACGGGAACTTTCAGCACTGGACCCGCTGCCAACTATCGCCCTGTGCGCATCGCGTCAGCCAGCTTTGTGCTGAATTCAGGCTCGATGAACGCCGTCGATCTTCCAGTGCAGATCCGCGACAAGGACTGGTGGGCGGCGAACCCGCTGAAGTCGATGACCTCGAGCATTATCACCGACCTCTACTATGATCCGGCGCAGCCCAACGGAAACCTGAATTTCTTTCCGATCTGCAACACGAACGGAGTGGTGCGGCTGGAGCAGTGGAATAGCCTCACGCAGGCGCTGACTTTGAAGACGGCTCTCGGCCTGGTGCAGGGCTACTGGGAAGCGCTGGTGACCACGCTGGCGCTGGCGCTGTGTCCTAGCTTTGAGAGGCAGCCTTCGCCCGTTCTTGTGGCGCGGCAGGCGGCGGCAATCAGAATCATCTTCGAGAATAACGATCCGGCTCCGCGCATCGACACGGCGAGCGGAATGCCGGGTACCGCGGGAATGGGCCGACCGGACTTCAACTTCCTGACGGGGATGAGGGAATAGATGCCGCGCTTTGGATTTGTGGGCCCGACGTACACGTCGCAATCTGTGATAGCGGATAGCCAGCGGTGCATGAACTGGTATCCGGAATCGATTGAGAGCGGGCAGGGGAAGTCGCCACTGGCGCTTTATCCCACGCCGGGGCTGAAGCTCTTTGCGACGATCGCGAATCCGGTGCGCGGCTGCCTTCCCTTTACTTCCGCGCTGGGCAACGGCGCCGGAGTTCAAGTTGCGGCATTTGTGGGGGCAGGCAATCTTTACCTGGTGAATGCCGCGGGGGCGGCATCGCTGATTGGGCAGGTTGGCAACGACTTCAAGCCGGTTTCGATGGCTGTGAACGGGAGCGCCGGAAATCAGCTCTGCATCTGCTCGGCGGGAAAGATCTACATATACAACCTGAGCGCCACGAAGCCCTGCGGCAGCATCCAGCTTGCTCCCAACACACTCAGCGGCACGATGGGCGGCTTGCAGGGGTTTGCGTCCAAGGTGGTGTTTTGCGACGGCTACTTTGTGGCCACGCTGGCGAACTCGAATATTTTTCAGGTCTCAGCGCTGGAAGATGGCACGAGCTGGAACCCGCTTTCTGTACAGCAAGTCTCGGTGTTTCCGGAGAATATCGGAGGGATGACCGCGGCCTACCGGCAGCTCTGGATCTTCGGCCAGGACGGCCACGCGCAGGTGTACTACAATAGCGGCGCGAATGCCTACACGCCCTTCGATGTGATCGGCGCGGGCGGCGTGGGGTATATGGAAGAAGGGATCGACGCGCCCGACTCGCTGGCTGTGCTCGACAATGCGCCTTTCTGGATTGGCGGCAATGCGAACGGAAGCGGAATCGCATGGCGCGCGAACGGCTACACGCCGCTTCGCGTTTCAAACCACGCAATCGAGTCTGCGTGGGCATCTTATCCAAAAAAATGCAGCGACGCAGTCGGCTACAGTTATACGGACCAGGGGCACACGTTCTGGGTACTGCGCTTTCCGAGCGCGAACCAAGGCAACGGTGCGACCTGGGTGTACGACACGGCCACGCAGATGTGGCATGAGCGCGGCTATTGGTCGCAAAAAGGCTTTACCGGCTATAGTGCGCATCTCTCAAGCTGCCACTGCTTCGCTTTCAACTCGCACCTGGTGGGCGACTGGAACAGCGGCAACATCTATACGATGGAGATCGGAAACCTGGACGACAACGGCCAGCCGATCCGGCGCTTTCGGCGCGCGCCGCATGTTTCGACGGAGCAGCAGCGTATTTACCATCATGAACTCGAGTTGGATATGGAAGTTGGAGATGGACCGATTCCAGCGCTCCTCGATGGGGTTGGGAATCCCCGCGATCCGCAGGTGATGCTGCGCTGGTCGGATGATGGTGGGCGCACCTGGGGAAACGAGCATTGGGTCGGAGCGGGACAGGCCGGCACCTATAAAACCCGCTTGCACTGGCACAGGCTCGGCAAGTCGCGTGATCGCGTGTATGAGGTTGCAGTAACCGATCCGATTGCATGGCGCATCGTGGAGGCCTATCTGCGGGCAACGCCGGGCTTTGACCAGCCAACCGACCGGCTGAGCAAGATGTACGGGAAAATGAACTAGATGGCGATCACGGCAAAACCCGTATTCGCGGCGATGAGCTACACGGATCCGAGGACGGGTGCGCTGACGGCCGGCGGCCAGCAGGCGCTGGCGCAGTGGGCGAACGCAATCAACTCGATCCCTATCTCGGTATCGGGCGAGCAGGTGAAGGGCGCGGGGAAGGCCTGGACTCTGGCCAACGTGCCAAGCGGCAACGTATCAGTGCTAGGGATCGGCGCAAACGGGCCGACACCGCTGACGCTTGGCAAAGGAAATGCGTGGAACTTCAGCATCGACGGCGGCAACATTACCACTGAACAGGAATTTGAAGGAGTGACAGCATCCTATGAATATGCGCAGAGTTAGAAAAACAGTGGTGAGTGGTGAGTGGTCAGTGGTGAGTCTGCTCTGTGGCCTTCTGATCGCGCTTGCCTGTGTGAGCGCCTCGTCCCAGGTTGCAGTGTCGCCCTTCAAGAGCCCGCATGTGACCTTTACGGACCAGAACGGCGTGGCGCTGGCGGGCGGATGTGTATTTACTTATTCGGGAGGAACGTCGACGCCTCTGGCGACGTTCACTGATTACACCGGAGGAACCCCGAACTCGAATCCGGTGGTGCTGGACGCGACGGGAAGCGCAAACATCTGGCTCGGCCCATATACTTACAAGTTTGCGATCTGGAGCAACGGAGGCGCAAACTGCGCAAGCGGCGCACTGCAATGGACGGTGGACCAGGTTCCGGGAAACGTGTTCAACAATACAACGATCAACGGGGGGACCTGGAACGGAGGAACGATCACTGGCGCGGCTATCAGTGGGGGAACGATTACCGGCGCAACTATCACCAACAGCACGATTGATTCGTCGCCGATCGGCCAGACAGTGCCAGCCTCCGGATCTTTTACGTCCGTGGCCAGCGCTGTGGACGCAATGAGCTTCAGCTCGACGCCCGTCTTTCCGGCCGGGTCTTACGGATACTTTACGATGACGCTGACGAATAACGTCACATCATCGAGCATTACCGGCGGAACGAATGGACAATTGATTACCTTTGATTTTTGCCAGAATGGCACGGGCCAGGTTGTTGGAGGGCAGACAACAGGCTTCACTTTCGCATGGCCGTCGAATTATACGAATCCACCCATCGTCAACCCTGTTTTGAATTCCTGCACAATTGCAACGGCTTACTATAATGGAGGATTTTGGATAACGGTTACGAGCAACACGCAGTTGATGCTCGGCAATCTGGAGATATTGAGCTTCACCTCGACGCCTGTTTTTCCTGCATCCAGTTATTCGAATTTCTACCTCACGCTGACTAACAATGTAACCTCCAGCACTATCACGGGCGGATCGATAGGGCAAGTGGCGACGATTGACATCTGCCAGAATGCCACGGGAACCTATACGTTTGTCTGGCCGACGAACCTGATCAACGCTCCCCCGGTGCAATCGAACGCGGGCAGCTGCACGAGCGTGGTAGCTGTTTACAACGGGACAAACTGGAACACGGTGTCAAGTTCCTCGACCGCGACGACGACGCCGCTGACGGGTAATTTTGATCAAATCCCCTTTACCGCGACTCCGATATTCAATGCCCAGAGCTACAGCGCATTTGCAATGACGCTTTCTGGAAATGTCACATCGAGCACGATCGCCGGGGGCGCCAGCGGCCAATTGATCTCGATCATGCTGACGCAGGGATCATCCTCAACCACGGCCCCGGTATCAGCGCCCACCTATTCCACGCTGACGACTGGCGGCAACCTTCCCGGAACTACGGCTTATTATGCCAAGTGCTCTTACCTGTTTGGCACGGTTGAAAGCCTCCCTAGCGCGGAGGCGACGGAGATGACGGGATCGGGAGCGACGAACTCTATAACATGGAACTGCCCATCTTATGCGGGCGTGACTACTTACAAGTTTTACATCGGTACAGGGACGGGCGCGGAGAATTACTATTTTACGACATCGAGTTCCTCTTACATTCAGATCAACGTGCCGAGCGCCGGAACCGCGGGACAGCCGCTGACTACGGGAATTTACACGGTGGCATGGCCCGCCAATATGATCAACGCGCCGATCCTGGCTTCGGGCATCGGCAGTACGACGGGGTTGACGGCTGTATTCAACGGCACGAACTGGGTGGTGGTGGGTTCAAGTGGAACCCCAACGCAACAGGTCTCGCGCGCGTGCTCGGGAGGCAACTGCTACACGGTGCTTTGGGATGGAACCAAGCTGGAATGGGGGACGATGTGCGTGGGCGGAAATGGATCGGTAACCTTTCCGCTTGCTTTCAACACCCAACCCGCGGTGATGATTCCACCCGCCGAGGGCGATTTGTTTCTCAATGGACCCACGGTGATCACGGCGACCGGCTTCTCTATCACGTGCAGTTCGGCTTCGATCGCTAACCAGTGGTTTGCGATAGGCAACTGATGAGCGTGATCGAGATTTTGCCGGTTTCGCTGGCGGATGTTTTAGACGCTCCAAATGCCAAAGCACTCTTTGCGGAGTATGAGGCTGAGTGTTCGCTGCCCGAGTTGCGCCCGATTGACCCGCAGAGAGATATATATGCGGCAATGGAGCGGACGGGGGCATTTCAGAGCTTCGGTGTCTATGTGAAGGGGGTGTTGGTTGGGTTTGCATCGGCGCTGACCTATATTGTGCCACACTATGGGAAGCGGATTGCGACGGTGGAAAGTCTGTTTCTGGCTGCTGGCCATCGCCGCGGCCGCACGGGAAACGAATTGCTGAACGCGATAGAAGAATACGCGCGAAAGCAGGGCTGCATAGTCGTCCTTTACAGTGCGCCGGCGGGCAGTCAGTTTGAGCGGCTGCTGAGGTTGCTGAAACCCTACCGGCATTCAAATACGGTTTTCCTGAGGAGCCTATGAGCGATCTTGCGGGCCAACTCGCAACACGGGGAAACATGCTCCCGGCGACGTCTGCCGATGTGATGGCGCAAATTGCTGCCATTGAAGAAAAGATGCGAGGGATGGAGCAGATTCATCCTCAGATGGAGCATGTGCTGCACGGGGGCATGTACGCGCGGACGTGCAGGCTGGATGCGGGCGTGGCGATCGTGAGCGTGCTGATCAAGATTCCGACGATGTTGATCGTGAACGGGGGAGCGTATATCTTCGCCGGGGACCGCTGGTACCAGATCGTTGGCTATCAATGCATGCCGGCGAGCGCGGGGCGCAAACAGGTTTACGTGACCTTTCAGCCGACCGAGATCACGATGATATTTCCATCGCAGGCGCGGACGGTGGAAGATGCAGAGCGAGAGTTCACGGACGAACCCGACGCTCTCCTTTCACGGCAGCAGGATAATCACGACATTGTCGTGGTGACGGGGGTCAACGCATGTCAGGGATAGGGACGGGAGCAGCGTTTATGATTGCCGCGGGGGTTGCGGCGGCCGGTTCGGTGGGCGCCGCGGCACTTGAATCGAGCGCAGCGAAGAAAGCTGCCGCCACGCAGGCAAACGCAGCCGACTATGCGGCGAGCATACAGGGAGACCTGGGGCAGGAGTCGCTGGCCAATGAAGTTGAGACGCAGGAGCAGAACCAGGCGAACGAGCAGCCCTGGCTGCAGACGGGCGCGAACAGCCTAGCTACGCTTGGTTATCTGCTTGGCATTACCCCTGGAGGGACGGTCGGAAGCGGGACCTCTGGCGGAGGAACGGGGACGCCGGGCCAGACGCTCAGCATCCCTGGCGTAAACGGCTCCGTGCAACTGCCAGGCGTGACGCCGCTGACAGGAACCGCGAACACGAACCTGGGAAAGATGGGCTCGTTGATGGAGGCCTACCCTGGCGGCGCGTTTACGGCGCCCACGGCCGCACAGGCTGAGCAGACGCCCGGCTATAAGTTTGCGCTGAATCAGGGCGAAGGAGCGGTGCAGGCGGGAGCCGCTGCGAACGGCTCGCTGCTGACCGGGGGGACGCTGAACGCAGAGAATCAGTTTGCGCAGGGGCTGGCCGACACCAACTACAACACCACATACAACCAGGCGCTGGAGGGCTATAACACGAACTACAACACCTGGGCGAACAATCAAGCCAACCAGTTCAACCGGCTGGCGGCGATGGCGGGGATGGGCCAGATCAGCGCGCAGACGCTCGGCTCGCAGAACCTGCAATCGGCCGGGCAGATAGGGAATACGCTGGCGAATACCGGAGCGGCAATCGGTCAGGACTACCAGAATGCCGGCGCCGCAACTGCCTCCGGATATGTGGGGAGCGCCAATGCATGGGCCGGCGGAATCACGGGCGCGATGAACAGCATGAGCCAGATGATGATGCTGCAACAGTTAATGAAGAACAACGGGGCTCAAAATCCTGGATCTTCCGACATAAATGATATGTTTAACGGCGCCGGTGCTTACGCCAGCTAAGGAGAAAGAGTATGGCAACCATTCCACTTCCCGCGCTGCATACAGCGCCGATCGCGCCGCCAGCAAGCCCGCTCGAAATGTATGCGCAGATGATGGGCATCAAGAACGAGCAGCAGCAGATGGACCAACGGCAGGCGATGGCCCCGCTGCAGCAACAGGAGGCGCAGAACGCGGTGCAATCTGGTCAGTTAGATGTGGAGGCCAAGCAGCGCGCCGCCGCTGACCAGAAGGCCATGATGGCGACGATGCAGCAATGGTGGAAGGCTCATAGCGAAAGCGCTTCGCCTGCAGTGACTACAACCACCGGGGCGGTCATCGATCCGCAAACCGGAGAGCAGATTAGCAGCGGTTCCCCTGTAACTGTAAAAGGACCGGCCGGCGCTGGCGCTCAGGGAACATCGAGCAGCTCCATGCCGAGCTACGATGATCTGGTTCCGCTGGCGATCAAGAATAGGGTATCTCCCTTGGCCGTTCAGGGACTCCAAGCCCATATTTTAGACATGAAAGCGAAAGCCGCAACGATAGTGAAGGATGATGCTCAGGCCGGGACAGCCAATGCTGATGCCATAAGAATAAAAAATGGCATGATCACCGACGCCATGACGGGTGTAAGCAGCCTGCCCGACGCTCAACTACCAATAGGCGTTCTCAGGGCCGCGCAGGAACTCTACGGGAAAGGCATCTTTGATCAGCAGCACTTGCAGATGGCACAACAACTCTCCAATCTCGCGATGACCGACCCGAACCAGGCGCGCCAGCAGCTCAACATTCAAAACCTGAGTCTAGGGGCGTTTTCAAAGGAGCTGGAGAATCAAGGGAAGCTACTGTTGAACCAAAAAGATCAGGCCACGCTTGGACAAGAGCAGGCGGAAAGCCAGTTCTACCAACAGAATGGCGGCGCACCGGGTGTGTCTGCCGAGATGATGCAGCAGGCGGATTGGCTGAAGAAGAATCCCGGCAAGGGGGCGAGCGACTACAAGCTATGGACTCTGCAGCACACGCCTACGGCGATGATGATGAACAACCTTCTGGGCGGACCGGAGAACCAGGATGCGCTGGACCTGGCCGCGAACAATTACCGCCAGACCGGGCAGATGCCGTCTGGTCTTGTTCGAAGCCCGGAGACCACCACGGCTGTCATTGCGCGCGCGGCTCAACTCGATAAGCAGCAAGGCGGCCAGGGTATCGCCGCCAACAAAGCGATTCTAGGGTCAAATGTCGCCTCGCTGAAAAAGCTGCAAACAAACTTCGACCAGGTGCAGGCTTTTGAGGGGACCGCTGAAAGGAATATCGACCTCTTGCAGAAGACCGCGCAGAAGATTCCGGACCTTGGCGCGCGCTTTGCGAATGTTCCAGTGCGGATGATCAACGCGAGCATGATCGGTACTGATAATATGGCGGCCTTCAAAACTGCGCTGAATACGGCTCAGACAGAATCTGCGAAGGTGTTGAACTCTTCCAATGCCACGGGCGTGCTGAGTGACAGTGCCCGGCACGAGCTGCAGGAAGTGATCGATGGCAACATGCCCTACAGCGCAATGGTTGCCTCGCTAAACACGCTCAAGCAGGACATGGAGAACCGGACAAAGTCGTACCAGTTGCTGATTCAGGACATTCAGAACCGCCTCAAGCCGGCGCAAGCCGGGGTAGGTGCGGGCCAGCCGCAAAACAACGGGCAGAGCAGCGGCAACGGTTTGAATGATCCGTTTTCGCAGTTCGGAGGGGTGGCGCACTAATGGGCACAATGGTTCCTATGCTGGCCCCAGATGGCACCTCGGGAGAGATTCCGCAGGGCCGCGTGGCGGACGCCGTCAATGCCGGTTTCAAGCTGGCCGTCAGGATGACCTCTCCGGATGGGCAGAATGGCTACATTCCGCAGGAGCGCGCGGCGGATGCGATAAAGGCCGGGTTCAAGCAGGTTGACGCGCTGGGCCTCACGGCCAACCCGAGAGGAGAAGGAACTTATGCGGTCAACACTCCCATCGGCGGTACGATCCAGGTTCCATATTCGAACGTCCCTGTGGCTCAAGGGCTTCAGGGCTACACGCTTGCTTCCGCCGACGCGGCGCGCTTTGAGAAAGACGCGGCGGCCGATCCGCATCACCCGAGCTTCTGGAATGCGCTGACGAACCCGGTAGGATCGGGAGGCCGGCAGCAGGGCGTGGTTGGTGGCGCGCTTCAGGTGGGCGGCCAGGCCATCAAGGCTATGGCGCAGCCTGTCCTGCATCCGATCAAGACAGCCGCGGGGATGGCAAAGGTCGCCGGAGATGTGGCGACACAGGGGCCTCAGGCGATCGGGCAGGATGTTGTAGAGCCGCTAGTGCAGCAGTACGTGCAGGATAAAGAGCAGGGAGGCAACGCGCTGGCGCTGGAGAACCTGGGCGGCCAAGTGCTGGGAACCGTGGAGGGCGGCCGCGTGATGGGCGCGGCGGCATCGGGCGTGAAGCCGTCGGCTGCTTTGGGGGCGGCTGGAGAAGCGCCTGTGGCAGGGGCGGAGGGTCCGGTCAACACAGTGAGCGGCGCAAACCGGTTGATTCCGGAGGCGGTGCGCAACGGCGCGCTGCCCTCTGCGTGGGATTTCGCGAAAAATCAGTGGAATCCGAAAGGCCTGCTCGCTGGGGATGTGAACGCGCCGATCGTGGGCACCGAGCCCCCGCTGACGCCGGCGGCGCGGTATGCGTCGATGCAGAATATGGGTTTGCAGCCGAACGCCGCGGAGGCAACGAACTCGACGCCGTTGAATATGGCTGAGAAGGTGAACCAAAACAGCCTGACGGCCGCGCCGACCTATGCAGCCGCGCGTGCTGCGAATTTGGCTGCGCTGAAGAGATTTACGGATCGCACGCTGGATGCCATGTCGCCATATGGTCCCGAGGAGGGTGGCGCAGCCGTGCAGCAGGGGTTGCTACAAGGTCATGCGGATTTGAAAACGGCCGCGACGGAGGCTTTCAAAAATCTCGATGCGCAAGTGGGAGACCAGCCGATGCCGGGGGCGGCTGGATTGCGGCAGCAGGCGCAAGCGATATTGGACGAAAATGCGCCTTATTACAAGCTTCACCCCGAGCTTGAGCCTACAAAGGCGATGGCGATCGTGCGCGATCTGGCAGAGGCCAAGGCGCCCGCCAGGCCGGCCCCCGTAGTGATACCAGGCTTTACAGGCTCGCCCGCTGTTTCAGAGGTTGTGGAGCCGCGCGTGCCAACCTACAGCGAGCTTCATCGTGTCCGCTCGGATTTGCTCGATTTCAACAACACGAACCCCGACCTGGTAAAGAACCAGGCGAATGGGTGGATTTCACAGCTCGCTGGCGCCGCGGACCAGGCGATCACCTCCGGAGAGGGTGCGTTGACTCCGGCGCAGCTCGACAACTTCCGGGACGCGAACGGGGCCTGGAAGTTCATGAAGGATACCTATGACAATCCATCGCATCCGTTCTACCAGGCCGTTCGCAACCCATCACCGTCGACGCTGGTGAACGGTGGGTCGGGTATATCGAGAACGCCGGAAATGGTAAGGACGCTGGAGGGCATCTTAGGACCGGAAGGAATGGGGCCGATCCAGCGCGGGGTTGCTGAGCAGATGCTGCGCACGACCAAGGAGGGCGGCTATAACTTCAAGACTTTCCAGGGGCAGTGGAACAAGCTGAAGCCCGCATACCGCGATGCACTATTCACGCCTGAGCAGCGGCAGCAGCTTGCGGACATTGGCAATGCGGGAACGGTATTGCATGAGGATCTGAATCCGAGCGGAACGGCAAAGCTGGGGCAGGGCCAAGCAGAGATGCTGGAGGGCAGCGGCGCGATCGGCGCGGCGGCGACGGGTCATCCAGGAGCGCTGGCCGGTACCGCGGCATACCATGCCACGCAATATGCGCTGGGCAAGCTGATGAACAGTCCGACATTTGTGGATTGGCTGATGCGGGACCAGGGACTGCCGGCGGCGGCACGGACGGGTACCACGCATCCAATGATTCCGGCGGCAGTGGCCAGCGGGGGGATGGCCACAGGGTGGGACTGGCAGAACAGCAAGCCAAAAGAGGGGCGGCCGGACGACAGCCTATTTCAGCGCTCAAAGGCAGCGTTCAACGCTGAGCGGGATGCGGAGCGGTAAAATCTTCCTTCTGTTTGATGGAGCGTGCGAGTCGGTTCTTCTTGTCCTGGCGGCAGAAGTAAATGGCGGCCGGACAGATGATTGCGCAGATGGCACCAAACACGATTGTCATTGTCCATCCGACGGCGTCAAGAATTGCAAAGATCTGGTGCAT